CTGAATCAACAAAAACAATAAATGAAGTTGCATCTAAACAAGGCAAGTATGTTCTTGGCGCAATGCCAATTAATTCAGACTTAAATAGTTCTGCCCCATCAGTTGTAAACCATGTTGTTACAAATAACATTATTGATCTTGGAGAAAATGCTTATTGGCTAACAAGGTATCAAGGATATTTTTATTCAAATGGTGAAATTATAAAATATGATGCGGCAGAGTTTAATATTACTGGTGTTGGAAATGTCTGGATCAGTAGCAACCAAGAGTATCAAAACTATTTTCAATCATTGCCATTTAATGGAAAAATATATCCAACAGGATTAATAAGAATCTACTCTGTTCCATTTTACGAAACTATTGATGGAATAACTAGATTGCAAAATGGAGATGTTCTAGAACATGGCCGTGGTCAATTTGGAACATCAATAGCACAACACACTGCTGGAATAAATAATTATTGGTCTGACAACACATATGTTCGTGGATGTGATATGCAAGCACAATATCTATTTACTACAACGCTAGACTCAGAAGTTACATTGCCAAACACAACAACTGGTCCTGCAGGAGTAAACAATCCATTAGCAACTCAGACAACGAGAAATGGTGTTATAAAAAACTTTATGGCTACAAACTATTTAACTGAAACACAGGTAAATAACTTAAAGTCAACGCAGTCTGGAACAATACAGTCTTCTGCCCTAGTAATGAATGGACCATCATTTGGCCCAACACAAACACCAATTAATTTAGTTTCTTATGTATACAAAGAGTTAGATAGTTCCTATAAAAACTTTGGAACAAGAATGCGTATTGTAGGTAAGATTGAAAACAACGAAACACGTACACAAACACCAATAGGAAGTACGCCATATTTCCAAGTTAGCGGCACTGAGCCAAATCAAAATATAAGTATTGGTGGTGGTTCTGGAGGACTAGCAGTTCTTCTTAATCCAGAAACCAACAATGGATATTATTTTGAAATTGTTGCTTTGACAGAAGACAATATTGAATCTTATCTTAAAACAAATAATCAAGGTCAATCACAAATATCAATTAATAACATTGTTTTTTATAAAATTAAAAAAGACTCATCAAATACAAATGCAATACCAGTAAAACTTTGGGGAGGTCTTTCAAAAATTATTGTTGATGATGGAAGATTTACTGGTCAGTATAGAATGGCTGGAGAAGAAAATCCAACAGTTTATGATCTTTCAGTAGAGTATCAAGATATTGGAAAGATTAGAAGGTTTTACTTATATATTAATAATAAGTTAATTCAAATAGTTGATGATAAAGATCCTTTGCCAATTTACAATAACATGGCTTTGTTTACTCGTGGATCATCAAGGTGTATGTTTGAAAATGTGTATGCACTTTCTGAAAACTATTCTCAAAATACTGTATTTACTGTTGGAGAAACTCTGGCATCTGCTTTTGGAGAAAAACAAATTAATGCTAGTGATTCATTTAGAAAGTATGCAATGAGTGGAATTATACAATCAACATATCTTTCAGGTATTAGTTCTCAGCAGCCACCAAAATATAACATGTATTTTGAAGAGTTTGGAACTATCATGCGTGAGTGTGCTTATTTTAATATTAAATATGATCGTGCCTACCCAGCGTTATATGCACAACTTTCACCAACGTTTAATAGAATAAAAGGGTACACAACTTCTGGATTCTATGCTGATTCATACGGTGCAGAGTTTTTAATATTTAACTCAACGGATAGCGCAATAAACCTAGATGAAACCACTGGTAATTATTTGCGAATTCAGGGAATTACATTTACACAAGATACAACTCATGAACTAACAGTGGACGATTATTTTAAAAAACGTGGTAACTTATCAGATCCAGAGTTGTTAGGTAGTACGCTTACTCTATCACCCCTTGTTGAAAAAGCAAGGTACGATGAAATTAGACTAAGTAGACTTACATATGGAAAAAATGAATTTAGTATTGAGACTCCATATATACAAACACAAGATGACGCTGAATCTTTAATGGGTTGGATTATTAATAAAACAATGGTTCCAAGAAAAGACATAGGGATTAATGCATTTTCTATTCCAACTTTACAACTTGGAGATATTGTAACTGTAAACTATAAAGATTCAGATAATTTAGATTTAGTTACAGCAGATGACTCAAGGTTTGTTGTGTATAATATAGAGTATGGCAGAAAACTTACAGGTCCATCAATGACTATTTATTTGAGCGAGGTGTAATATGCCAAGAGATCCAGATCAAATACCATCTGCAAAAAATCCAATTGAGGTAATGCGTTCTGCTCAAGATGCATTAGATAAAGCCTTGGCAAATCCAAAAACAAAAATGACAACACTAAATAAGTTAACAGATAATTTATTAAAAACTATGAATGCAGCAATTGACTATAACCCATCTAGCAATAATACAGAAACACAAACTCCATTAGGAACATTAACGTTTGAAGATTTTGGGCAACCTGTTAGCCCAACACCGCCAACTCCACAGCAAAGTATAGTTTCAGTAACTCCTCCAACACCACCAGTAAAAACAGCATCAATTGATACAGTATTATTTGATGACGAAACTATGCCAATAGACATTATGTCTGATTTAATATTTGAAGACATTGGTGGACAAGAGTTAATTAATATTGCCAGAAATGATATTGTCAATGGTCAAACTATTTCATACCAGCCAATTAAAAACCTATCTTCTTTACAACAACAGTATAATCCAAACAACATTTTAAGTCTTCAGCAGACATCAGATAAATATTTTGCCAACTTTTCTATAAAACTTGATGAAAGAATTCCAACAACAGGCAGTGGGCCAAATGGCGAATATGTATATCTTGAAGAAGCCACAGGCGATCTTATAATTGAATTGGTAAATATGCCAAGTAGCGAAGAAGTAGACGTAGAGATTACTCTAGATGGTACAATATATCAGGCGGTATTATAATGATAACAAATACAGGTAAAAATATTATAGGTAAATACCTATTAGGTCAAGCACCAGCATATGCTTCATTTATTGCTGTTGGGTGCGGGGCCAAACCTCTTGCTACCGCAGATCCTTTTGGAGATTACACAGCAAAAGAAAATCTTGATCTTGAAATGTTTAGAGTTCCAATATCTTCTAGAGGTTTTGTAAATGAAGGCGGAATATCAAAGATAGTATTAACAGCAGAACTACCAACAGAAGAAAGATATGAAATAACAGAGGTTGGAATATACTCTGCTGGATCTAATCCATCTGCTGGGTCATTTGATAGTAAAACAGTATTTTCTTTTACACAAGGTGAAAATTGGCAATATCACTCAGAAGCATCTGTTTCGGCAATTAACACATACACATCACCATTGGATGACCCAGAAGACGATAATGTTATTGCCGTTGTAGACCCAGTGTTTCAAACAAATGCAGACAATACAATTTTTTATAAACAATCTCGTGCAGACAGATATGAAAGATGTAGGTTTTTAAATAATATTATTATGATTCAAGGTGATGATTCTGATCTTTCAATTAGTGAAGAAAGTGGAGCAGCACAAGATCATTTTGTAGTTGAACCAGGATCAAATCATATACATTTAACTGGTGGAACTATTGACTTTACAAGAAACTCTCCAATAGATGAATTAAAGTTAGCATTTTCTTTAGTTAATAAAGATGGAGATTCTGTGGCCAATCCAGAATCTGTTAGAATTTTAGTTGAGTTTGCAGCAACAGAAGAGGTTGGATCAGAGTTTGCAAGGTTTGAGGCAGAAGTTGTAGACGATAGTAGTGGTGGCGCATATGATTTTTCTACAGAAAGATATTTTGTAGTAACAAAACAACTTCAAGATTTGTATACATCTGCTAACTTTACCTGGAATGCTGTTACAGTTGTTAAAATTTATGCATGTGTATTTGCAGAAGAGAGTGGTCCAATTGCAATCCCATCACCAAATTATTATGTTGCTTTAGATGCACTAAGACTAGAAAATGTTGCAACAGTTAATCCACTTTACGGACTAACAGGATATTCAGTAATTAAAAATACAGATGCAACAACTGTAATAAAACCATCAAACACAAGTAATTACATTGAGTTTAGATTTGCTATAGGCCTATCAGTAGACATGACATCATAATGGCTGATCCAGGTATTAAAAAAGTTAGAATTCCTAAAAATCAATTACCACCAGTTGGTGATGATAACGAGCATCTAATAAGATATAGAGTTGTATCTGATGATAAAAACAGAGTATCGCACTGGTCTCCAATTTTTGTTGTTCCAGCGCAAGACACTCAGCAGGTTAGTGGACAACTAATCTATACTGGAGGAATCTTAATTGCCGTTTGGGGAGATGAACTAAATAGACCATCTTATGATATTTTTGTTAAATTTGATGGGGGAGAATATGAATACCACGGAACATCTCCAACACATACATATACATTTTTAAAGACAGGAACCACAAGTGCTAGGGTTGCAATTCAAGTTGAAGGTATTAATAAAACAAGAAATGCAGCATTAACAATATTTGAATCAAGCGTAGTATCTATAGTATAATTGAAATAAGGAGATAACATGGCAAAAGTACCACTACCAGAGCGAGGGCAACCATTAGATGTTACATACATCTATCAGTTGGCAGACACGATCAATGACCTTTCAACACAGGTTTCTTCTGCAACTTATAACTATACAACAATTGATACAGTCTCTGCTGGAAAACAAAATATTAAAACATCAGATGCTCGTGTTGTTGGCGGATATGTTGAAGTTGCAAACAACTCAACTGTTAGTGCTGGCAATGAAAAAATATTTTCATACGATTTCCCTAGCGATTTTAAGTTTGCTCCTATTGCAACTGCAACCGCAGTAAATATAGGAAACACACCTGCTGGACAAAACGTAACAGTAATTTTAAAAAATGTTACAACATCAAGAGTTGAGGGTCTAGTAAGATTTGGTGCATCTGGAGATTTATCTTTAGCAGTACACTTAATCATTATTGGTATTCCAAACTAGAAAAACATTTAATGATAAATTGTAAAAAGTGTGGTGGTCG